GAAGAAGTAAAAGCAATGATCGAAGAGGCCTTAAAGTAATGGAAGAAAAACTTAAATGCTGTCCAGTCTGTCATAAGATTCCACAAATAAATACTCATGACTATTATGCTAATTTTGAGCATGTCATTAATTATACTGTTGATTGTTCATGTGGCTTCGCATATCCAAAAAAGAATTCACATAATACAAAAGAATCGGCTATTATAGAATGGAATAATCTTGTAGATGATTATGTCATGAATAAAGAAGCAAAATATGAAGCATGGAAAAATATGGCTTTAAAGGCAGAAATAAAACATGCACTTGAAGTCTTACAGTTAAATTGTGATATGCAATGGACTAAATATGGTGACTGTGGACACTGTCCCGTAAATACTGCTGATAATTGCCGTTATGATTATTCATGTCTTCTTCTTCAAGATAGTATTCCGGCTATATGGGATATTAATGAGCTAATTAAAAAAGGCAAAATAAATGGCAGCACTTAACAAACGAACTGACCAAATCAAACGCATTATAAAAAGTTCGAAAATAGATGTATAGGAGATAATAACAATGAGAATATTAGTTGATTCTATGCCTCAATCAGCACATGATTGTCCATTTTCTGAAGATCGCTGTCCTGTGCGATGGGATATGTCATGTAGACTATCTAAAAATGGTCAAGATGATTGCTGTTTAGAGCATAGCGAAGAATGTCCTTATTTTTTCGTATTAGACTCTAGTTTATTTATATCAAAAAAAGAGAAAGATTAAACAAATATGTTATGGAATAAAAAGCGTACAAAGACAATTATAATTGTCTTACCAGATGGTGCCGAAGAGCACTACAAATATAAGTATGCAATAAATAAGTATCTTGAAGAATTTCATAAAGATGGTCTTCATAAAGGAAAAATATTGCACGGCGTATTATATAGTTATCCAATGCAGTCTGTGGAACTCATTCTTCACGGAAATTATGATGTTGACATTTATGAATTACATCACTATATTTCCGAGTATGTAAAATCTACAGATACATTACAGAATATAGAATAAAAAATGGGACTCAAAATTCACGCAACAGGTATAGATAGAGCCTTTCAGTGTTCATATATCGGCTTCGCCAATTTACGTAATCAGATAGCAAAAGCATATGACGAAGATTTTTATAAAATATACTCTC